TCTGCGACGGTCTGGGCACCGGCAACCCGTTTTGCGGAGGAGGTCATCGAGGAGTTTGCTTCCTTCCCTGCTGGGGAGCATGACGACTTGGTGGACTCCTCCACCCAAGCCCTGCTGCGCTTTAGGCAAGGCGGCTTCCTCAGGCTAAACACTGATGAGGAAGAAGAGCCGTTTATGCCTCAAAGAGCAGAGTACTACTGATGGCATTTCTTCAAAGCAACATCCCGCATTTCAAATGCTGGGTTCGCCGGGAATATACTCATAACCATCAGAAATATCATGGAGAGTTCCTCCATGCGATGGCGATTGCGGTAACCACCATCCCGGCACGAACCCTGAGTTTTCAAGTGATCTTCACCGGGGCGGAGACCTACGACACGGACGAGCCTAATGTGCATGGAGGCGCCATGTGGGCGCGCATGCCGCTCACCGCGCTTGTGGGGGACACGCCCCTGGATGAATGGCCCGAACCCATGCCAGCCTGGGCGGCCCAGCCTTGGGACTGCGCATCGAGGACCCATGCGGTGTATGTGTTGGAGCGATGCCAGCCCTGTCCCTGGCTTGCGAAGATCGATGGGAAGTTCTACCCGGCGAAATATTATTTCACCGTGGATTACACCGACTCAGAGATCGGGGACGACCCGGCCCAGCACAAGCAGTCCCATGTGCTAGAGTTATTGGACGCTGGCCGGTGGACAGGAAACATAGTAGCGTTGCCGAATAATCGGGTACGAGTCACCCATCCGGCATGGTGGGAGACCGGGGAAGGCGCCCCAGACTTCAGGCCCTCCCAGCATATTCATTACAGCAAGAGCGACTTGGACTACACCCTGGATGTGAACCAAGTGTTCGATAACCTTTACGCGGAGCAGCGTGATGAAAAAGACTAAGGGCTACATGCGCGGCGGAATGACCAAAGGCATGGCAAAAGGCGGCAAGTTGAAGATGGTGGAGAAGGACGGCAAAGAGGTTCCGTTCTTCATGGCAAAGGAGGGCGGCAAGATGCCCAAGGTTCCCATGACCACCAAGATGATGGCCGCTGGTGGCAAGACCAAGGGCGCCCCTCGCGGTGGCGTTCGCGGCTCTGGCGCGGCCCGTCCCCAACAGTTTATGAAGAACGGCTAAATGGCTATTGATCGCGCCATTCTGGACTCGGACCCGCTCCTTGGAGAAGGGGAAGAAGGCATTGAGATCGAGATCGTTGACCCCGAGGAGGTGTCTCTCCAGACTCCTGACGGTGGGGTCATCATTGATTTCGACCCGGACATGGCTGAAGTCAACATGGTTGCCCATGACGACAACCTTGCCGAGTTCATCGATGAAGGGGATCTTGACTCCATTGCGTCCGAGCTGGTGGGCAACTACCGCTCTGACAAGGAAAGCCGGGCCGATTGGGAGCGTTCCTACATCAAGGGTCTGGAGCTATTGGGTCTCAAGCATGAAGACCGCTCCACCCCCTGGGATGGCGCCTGTGGGGTGTTCCACCCCCTTCTGACGGAATCGGTGATCCGCTTCCAGTCCCAGGCCATTCAAGAGCTTTTCCCGGCAGCAGGCCCCGTTAAGACCTCCGTGGTCGGCAAGATCGACACCGACAAGGAGAAGCAGGCCCACCGGGTACAGGATTATCTGAACTACCTGCTCACCGAGAAGATGACCGAGTACCGCTCCGAGACGGAGCGCATGCTCTTCTCCCTTCCTTTGGCAGGTAGCGCGTTCCGCAAGGTGTACTACGATCCCACCCTGGGGCGTCCTTGTAGCATGTTCGTCCCGGCAGAGGACTTTGTGGTCAGCTACGGGGCTTCGGATCTGAACACATGCGAACGCGCAACGCATGTGATGAAGAAAAGCTCCAATGAAATTCGCAAGTTACAGGTGTCTGGGTTCTACCGGGACATCGATTTGCCTGCTGCCGCCCCTGATGTTGATGATGTGGAGCGCAAATACGGGGAGCTGACCGGCGATTCGGCCAGCTATGACTACGATTCCCGGCATACCATCCTTGAAATGATGGTGGATCTCGATCTTCCAGGCTTTGAGGATACGGACAAGGGCGAGCCTACGGGCATCCAACTGCCCTATGTAGTGTCCATTGACCTGTCTTCGCGCACCATTCTGTCCATTCGGCGCAACTGGTACGAGGACGATCCCCGGAAGATCAAACGAGAACACTTCGTCCACTACCAATACATGCCTGGGCTGGGCTTTTATGGCTTCGGCCTGATCCACATGATCGGTGGATTGGCAAAATCGGCCACCTCCCTGCTCCGACAACTGGTTGATGCGGGCACCCTGTCCAATTTGCCGGGTGGCTTGAAGTCCCGAGGCCTCAAGATTAAGGGTGATGACACCCCGATCATGCCCGGCGAGTTCCGAGATGTGGATATTCCCGGCGGAGCGATCAAAGACAACATCACATTCCTGCCGTACAAGGAGCCTAGCAACGTTCTGTACCAGCTTATGGGGCAGATTGTTGAAGAAGGGCGCCGATTTGCCTCTGCAGCGGATGTAAAAGCCGCTGATATGAACGCAGAAGCGCCTGTCGGCACTACTTTGGCAATTCTTGAGCGCTCCATGAAGGTAATGAGCGCTGTTCAGGCCCGTTTGCACGCCTCAATGCGCGTGGAATTGCGCATTTTGAGCCGTTTGGTGCGTGATTTTGGCCCCGAGCAGTACCCATATCTGCTTGAAGGGGAGCCGATTGTCTCCCAGGACTTTGATGACCGGGTAGATATCATCCCGGTGAGCGATCCGAACTCGGGAACCATGGCTCAGCGCATTATGCAGTACCAAGCTGCGCTGCAATTGGCGTCCCAGGCCCCGGAAATGTACGACATGCCCCTTCTCCACCGGCAGATGCTGGACATTTTGGGCATTCGGGACGCAGACAAGATTGTTCCCACGGAAAAAGACATGAAGCCGACCGATCCGGTCAGCGAAAACATGGATTTGATCAACGGGAAGCCCGTAAAGGCCTTTATCTACCAAGATCACGAGGCTCATATCCAAGTTCACATGTCCATGATGCAGAATCCTCAGGTCATGGAGATCATGGGCAAGAGTCCGAACGCGAAGAAGGCGATGGCAGAGCTTGCTGCCCACGTCCAAGAGCATTTGGCTTTCCAATTCCGCGATCAGGTGGAAAAAGAACTTGGGGTCGAGCTACCTCCGCCCAACGAGCCGTTGCCCGAGGACATCGAGCTTCGGATCTCGCGCCTTGCAGGCCCTGCTGCAGCGCAAGTCACTGGCAAAGCGCAGCGTGAACAGCAGGCCCAGCAGCAGCAACAGCAAATGCAGGACCCGATTCTCCAGATGCAAATGCAAGAGCTGCAGCTCAAGCAACAGGACATCCAGCGCAAGGCCGAAGCCGACATGGCGCGCATCCAGCTCGATATGCAGAAAGCTATGGCTAAGGCTCAGCTCGATCAGCAGCGCCTGGATCAACAAGAGCGCATGGAAACGGCCCGCTTGGGGGTGAAGATCTCCGAAACGAATACGCAAGAAGAACTTGAAAGAGCGAAAATTGCGTCACAAGATCAAGTGGCAGGTGCTAAACTTGGCGTTGAAATCGCCAAAGAGGTTATGGGCCGTTGACCACGGAACTAGACATACTTGATTATTTGCGATCAAATATCAGAGACCAAATGAATGAGATCGCTGATCATTTAAGCGGCGGTGCCTGCAAAGACTTCGGGGATTACCAGAAGTGCTGCGGGATCATTCAAGGACTAGCTTGGGCCGAGCGAGATCTTCTGGATCTTCGGGCCAAGTACGAGGAGGCATAGCGTCACTGGGCGCTCTCCCAGTGCGGCGACTCTAGGCGCCTTTCCTAGTGCAAGCGACTTCAGGCGTTATCCTGATGCGAGGAGACTATGAGCGAAGCAGAGCAGCTCATTGCAGATACGGTCGATGATGACCGAAAGAAGGCCCGACAATTACCCTCTCCCAGGGGGTATAAGGTGCTTATTGCACTGCCCGATCCCGAGAAGGCGTTCGATGGCGGCATCATTAAGTCGTCAAAGACCCTTCACGAAGAGGAGATCGGGTCTATCGTAGGGATGGTCCTTGAGCTAGGGCCAGACTGCTATAAAGACCCTAACAGGTTCCCCTCTGGTCCCCTTTGCAAAAAGGGCGACTGGATTCTCATGCGGAGCTATTCAGGCACCCGGTTTAAGGTGCATGGCAAGGAGTTCCGCTTAATCAACGACGACAGCGTTGAGGCTGTGGTCGAAGATCCACGGGGGATTGTTAAGGCATGAGCGAAGCACAAGAGCAGTTTGAAATGGAAGGTCTGTCCAGTGAGGACAAGTTCTTCGGCGTCAAGGCCACTTTTGAGAAAAAGAAGCCTAAGCCTCAAGAAACTGACTCCGACACGGACATCGAGATCGTTGATGATCGTCCGCCCGAGGATCGGCGCCCGCCGAAAGTTAAGGCAAGCGATGACGATATCGATGACGAGGAGCTAGGCCAGTACTCGGAGAAGGTTCAGAAGCGCCTGAACAAGCTCAAGTACGAGTACCACGAGGAGCGCCGCCAGCGTGAAGCTGCGGAGCGTATGCGTGAAGAGGCCGTCCGCGCTGCGCAGCAACTTGCCAACAAAACCAAGGAGTACGAGTCGCTTGTATCTCGTGGCGAAGCCGCGCTGATCGAGCAGATTCGGGAGCGAGCGCAGCTCTCCCTGGCCCAAGCCAAGGAAACGTACCGTAGAGCCTATGAAGAGGGCGACACGGATACGATCATCGAGGCCCAGGAGAAGCTGTATCGCGCTCAGGCAGAGCTGTCTGAAGCTGAGAAGTACCGTTCTTCCCAGAATCAAAACGCGCAGCGTTATCAGCAGCAACAGGAAGAGCAGCGACGCCAAGAGATTGCCCGTCAGGCCGCTCTTAGCGTGGCTCAGCAACAGCAGGTCCAGCCCCAGGTAAGCCCTGAGGCTAAGTCATGGGCAGAAAAAAACCAGTGGTTTATGCGGGAAGGTTATGAAGAAATGACCGCCCTGGCCTATGGCGCTCACGCGGCAGCTATCCGAAACGGAATGGCGCCGAACTCGCCTGAGTATTTTGAGCATATCGATAGCAGGATGCGTGGAGCATTTCCAGAATACGACTGGTCGGATCAGCGGACTGATGGGCGTACCGCGACTGCGACGACCGGATCGAGACCCTCGTCGGTGGTGGCACCCTCCGCAAGGAGCAACGGTGCTAAACCGCGCAAAGTGCAGCTAACGCCCACCCAGGTTGCTCTCGCCAAGCGCCTAGGGTTAACCAATAAGCAGTATGCCGATCAGCTCTTGAAGGAGAAAGGATGATGGCACTTGAGCGCACCCCACGAGAAAGCGAAACGCGAGAGGACGAAGCGCGGCCATCCGATAGTTGGGTCCCGGCATCTATCTTGCCGAATCCCACTCCTCGTGATGGCTGGGTTCACCGTTGGATTCGGACCTCCATCGTAGGGCAGTCGGACAACACTAATGTTTCTCGGATGTTCCGAGAGGGATGGGAACCCTGTAAAGCAGAGGACTATCCCGAGCTTAAGCTCCGCTCCGATATCGGATCGAAGTTTGAGGGGAACATCGAGGTTGGTGGTTTGCTCCTTTGCAAAGCTCCCAAGGAACAAATGGAAGCTCGCAATCGGCATTACCAGCAAGTCGCGGCTAACCAGATGCAGTCTGTTGACAATGGCTTCTTGCGGGAAAATGATCCGCGTATGCCGCTGCTCAAGCCTGAGCGCAGCACACGGACAACGTTTGGGAAGAAGTAACTTCCCGTCCCATAAATAAGGAGCATATCAATGGCTACTTCAGCAACCCCGAGCGGTGCGGAACCCACTGATACCCTAAGCGCCAGCGGCTCTTTCACGGGT